ATAAATTTCATGGAGCATTTAATTCCTCAACAGGTAATTTTGAAATAACATTAACTCTTAAATCGTTTACATTTTCAGTTTTAAGAGATTTGTTTATGACTGATTTATATGCAGTTCCTCAGATGTATGAGACAGAAAGAATTTTTTATTCTAATGAGGGTGTTGTTGTAGATAACAATACTACACAAAATTTCTCAACTTCAAAAGTATTTTTGGGTAATGATAAAATTATTGAAGTATATAAAAAATATAAATCAAAAGGTTTATTACCTCCTGATTTTCCGGAGTTAACAGTACAATCATTAATAACTAATTTAGATAAATTTATAGATGCTAATTTAGAAAACCTAGGTCAACTTTCATTAAATCCATTAACTGATTATGAAAAATATCTAAGAATTTTAGATGAAATAAATTCTGAAGTTTTTTTAAATAGTAAATCTTGGTTTAATACATATCTTGATTTAAAAAAACCTTTTGTTGTAAAAGAAGATGATAGTGATATTAATGTATATACGTATCTTACATTAACACCACCAATTAAACCTAAAGAAGCTTACGGTAAATTAAAACAATTAATAGAAACAAAAGTTGCAATTCTTAATAATAATTTAACATTTGGTGATAGTGGAGGATTATATAGCATACCAATTAAAAGTGACGATATTTTAAATCTTTTAACACCACGTTTAAGACAAGGTGATTTTCAAAAAGAAAAAACAATAATTAAAAGAAGGGGAGGGGGTACGGATGTCGAACCAACAGAAATTGATAAGTTAGACGATGAAATTCAAAAGACTTTAGCGAAAAATATTAATATAGATAAAATCCCATATCTTTTTACTAACCAAGGTAAAAACGGATTTACAAATTATATTCAAAAAATTAAAACAAAATTAAATGGTTACAAAGATGAAATAGAATTCACACTTTCAGAAAAATTAGGGGAAATATTAAAGTCATCTGATAAAGGAATTGGGTTTCAACCAACAATTAGAAATATTATTGGTATTCTTCTCGCATCTGCAGAAGCTTACTTGTTGTTGTTAGAAGACGTACACACTAACGCATTTAATCAAAGAGAAAACCCAAAAAGACAACAAAGTATAACGGATTTTGATAAAAAACCTAATGAAGGTTCTCCTATTTATCCATGGCCTCAATATGTTGTTGCAAAAACAATTGATGGTGTTGAAAAATTTGAAATACAATATCCTGGTGACCCAAATTTTATAAATCAAACAGGAGGTAACGATTATGAGGCTTGGCCTGAAGTAGAATTTGTTGAAGAATATGTTAAAGGTTTTATTATGAAAAGCCCACCACAAAATTCTTCTCAGCTGGTAGAAAACTCAAATGTCGTTTTAAGGAATTTAATTTCAGGTTTTGATACCATAGCAACAAATACCCCATATAGTAATTTAGTGTTACCTGATTTCTTTTTTGAAATTATGGAAAGATTAGAATTAATTGTAACACTTAATGGATTTTCAGGGAATTTAGGGATTAATAGTATTCTTCCGTTTTTAAGTCAGTCTGAATCTTTAAATATAAATCAAGGGGTTAAAAATGATGGTGGTGAAATAATTGACATTCTTAAAGATGGAGAAGCTAGAAATGTGGTAACATTTAATAGATTGTTATCAACATTTCCTGTTAGTTATGCGAAATATTCAAATGGTTTTCTTACAACACAATATTTAATTGATGATGTTAAAACAAATTTTAAAATTTTAGATAACGATTTACCGGTCCAAAGTCAATTAGTTACCACAAAAGTGCTAACACTAGTACAAGACATGTTAAAAAATGCGGCATATACAACTAATTCTTTAGACATATATCCATTTATTGATTTAAATTGGTGTCAGAATAATTTAGAAAACGGTTCAATTTTAACTAAAGATATAATATATAGTACAAAGTCTTCATTATCTTATAATTTATTTAATAAAAGGATTGCGAATTACAATATAGATAAAACAATTGGTTTATTAGGTTATAATAATTCACTTAATTTACCGTTGGTAAATGTTAATATAACAGGTAATGTAATTAATGTCCCAAGTTTAAACTTAAATACATTTTATACTAATAGGGAAGTTAAAGATTATATTCTTACTGAAGGAAAAATTACATGTACTAATTCTAAATTGGTACAATCTCAAACAACTTCAATTCTTAATACACCATATTTTATAAACGCAATACAAGAAGGTATTGAAAATGAAAGAAATGACTCAGACCATCCTTACATAAGTGCTTCTTATTTATTTTTAAATAGTTTACCTTTGGCGACAACAAAAGAAAGATATTTATCAAATTTATCTAATTTAGCTGGTACTCTAAAGAATGATTTCATTTCAACCACTCTAAAAAAATATTCAGCGGTTCACGCTTTACCACTTCCGTGGATTGCAAAACTTGGGTCTATATGGTATAGATATAAAAATTGGAAAGAAAATGGTGTTGATATTCTCTCAAATATTTGGAATAATTTTGATTATGCTAATAACTATGACCCTGTTAATGGTCAGACAAATACTCCATACGTTATTCAAAATAAAACAATTGTATTACAACAAAACGAACCTTTTTCACAAGGATTTGTTTTAGGATTTTACCCGAAGTTAATTAACGATTTTTATTATTTGGTTAATGGTGTTAATTTGTTTTTACCAACAGATACCACAATTAATATTCAAACTAAAATTAATGACGCAATTACGTCAAAAAATATTTGGTTATTAGATGGTTCAGGGACAACAATAGGTTCTGATATTATTACAACACCTGGTAGTGTAAAAAGTGTAAGAATAAACACTATAAGTGTATTAGTTAAAGATATTGAAGCGGATAAATATGTAATAACGCCATCGTTTGGTTTATATGATAAAACATCATCGGGAACAAATAATCAATTGATTGCTGAAATGATTGATAGTTCTTCAGGAAGTGGATATACTCGAAATTCTTTGGTTAATAATAGTAGTATGTATAATGGTAGTGTCAGGTTATTTTGGGGGGCACCTAATTATGGGTATTTTGACACCACACAATTTATAATGAACCCCCTTGACAAATATTTGAAAAAAATATACACAGGAGCAACAGATACACAAACACCATTTGAACTATTTGGTGAAGATGATTACTCTTCAATCGAAGAAATATTTTCAATTTTTTCAAAAGATGAGTTAGATGTTATTGAAAATGTTTTCTTAAATTATGCAAAGTCACCAGAAAAAGATACCGAAATAGAAAAATTTTATAACGTATTTAAAAATATTTTAACTACTAAAATAAAACCTGATGAATATGATATACCAACATCGTATATTCGTATACAAGAAAATCAAATGGGTTCACCACTTAGTGACTTAAATAATCATATTAGTTTTAATAAATTAATTTCAATCGGTAATCCTAAAAAATACGATAAAAGAATTTTTAGTAGTGTTTCATCAAACCCGTTATTAGATACTATACCACCTGGTGGGTATATTAACGAGTCTTTACCAACATCAGAAGGAACAATAACATTATTGGAATCACAATTATTATATCCCGATGCTTGGAAAACTTTAGAACTATATGTAGGATTTTCAACTATACCCGAATTAGTTTACAGTAGTAATGGTTCATTTATTACGGATTTCTTCCCAACAATGAATATTGAGTTTAATAGTAATAATATAATATATTATCAGAATGTTATTAAAGTTTTTGCTACAAAAAAATTAGGATTTAAGGATTTTAGCGAGGTAACTATGACATCCGCTCCATTCACTAAAGACAGGTTTGTATTTGTTATTGATAATATACTAAGTGATTTTAATAATGAACTATCAAGTTTATTTAATCAAACGTTTATAGAATTATCAAAAAATTTACCAGTAATAAGAAAAATAAATCCTTATAGTTCTGACCCGGCACCTATTGATGGATTACAATCTAAAGTTGAAAAGTATGAAAAGTTCAAAGCAATTAACGATACTTGGGTGGCGGGTACTAACTATAATTCCGAAACTTTATTTGAAGATTTTTTATTTGTTGATAGGGCGAATAGAAATATAGGTGATAAAATTTATGTTGATATTTTTAAAGTAAAAAATTATTTAAAGAAATATGAAGCTAATTTATTTGATGTGATAAACTCAATAGTCTTAGACCACCATTTCCAACCGTTTGTAATTCCAGGATATATTAATTTTTATGGGGTAAACACTCCTGATTTAAATGCTCAACCACAAGCCCTTGGTGGAGGTAGTTTTGCGGATTCACTTTTTGGTGTTTTTACTAATGTTGATTATCAGTCAACAAAAACAAAATTTGTTTGTATATATGTTGACCAAGCTTCTAAACAATTGGCAAATCCTGATACTGCAAATGGGTATAATAATGACGGGTTTGATTTAAAAAGAGCCGCTCAACAACCATTAGTTGACAAATTAACAGATAAAACTGATTACGGACTATCAAATAAAGTAGTTGGTTTTGCGGTTGATTTCGGACTTCAAAATCAAAGTGTTTTTAAAAACATTACAGTTTCTCAAGATTTAGGAAAACCAACAAGTGAATCATTATATCGTGAATATGAAATGGCGAATTTGGCAAATGGTACTCAAACATCTACTCAAAACGTTTCATTATATAATTTGTATAAATTAAGAAGTTACGAGGCTTCGGTTAATACATTTGGTAATGTTATGATACAACCTACAATGTATTTTATTTTAAGAAATATGCCATTATTTGGTGGTACATATTTAATTACAAGTGTATCACATACAATAAGTAGTGGTAATTTTGACACAAGTTTTACAGGTACTAGGATGAGTGTATTTACATTACCGACAATTGACCAATTGTTACAAACAATTAAACGAGAACTTTTACAAAATATTATATCACAAAGCAAAACATCTCAAAATTCTATTACCCCATTACCTAATAGAACTCAAAGTGAAATATCATCTACAGCAATTGATAATATTAATAATCAACCTAAACCATCAACGGCAAATTGTGTTCTTACTTCTACAACATTCTCAGAATTTGTTATTACTGAAATAATAACAACACCTAAATCTTATTCCGAAATTAAATTTTTTGTTATTAGTTTAATTAGTGATTCGGAAATAAAAAAATTAATATATACTTTAATACTTTTAGAGAATGATAATGGTTCTGGATTAACAGTTTATAACAATAATTTGGGTAATGTTCCGGCGAGTACTGACATTATTGGAGGAACTAATAAAAAATATATTATTGATAAACAATATATTTGTTTAGAGATAAAAAATGTTAGTCAGGGTTATTTTGTTTTTAAAAATTTAGAAGAAAGTGTTAAATTATTAAATGCTAGATTTGGACCGATATTTAAACGAGAAGTTAATAACTTTATTGATTCAACGGAATACGCAAAAGAATTTGCAAAATGTTATTTAAAATATTTTCCATATACTACAGATATAGATTATAACTTATTTGAAGAAAAAAATAAAACAGAATTAGAAAAATTACAAAATAACATTAAAAAGTATTTTGACAGAGTGTCATCTTTATAATAAAGATATATTTATAATAAAAAACAATTATGAGTACTAAAGAAATTTTAGACAGATATCTTGGTAAAAGTACAAGAATAACTGAAACCGATAAAGGAAATGGTTTTAAGGAAGTTTGTGACTTAGATACCGGAGATTGTTATACAATCAGAATGAAAGATGGTTTAATTGAAAGAGTTAATAATACTCTTCATACTAATAAAAAAATAAACGTAGAAACAACACAAGGTTTCAAACAACTATTAAACGGATAATAATGGCAATTTCTCAGACAATTATTGAAGAGTTAAGAAGATATAATAAAATTAATAATTATATTTTAGAACAAGAGGCAGGACCTGCAATTCCCCCACCACCACCTGGTGCGGTTACTGGTGACGCTCCTGAGGATACGGCTACAACACCTCCGGCAGCAGGTGCTGAGGAAGGTACTACACCCCCACCGGCAGAAACTGAACCTGTTGATATTGCAAATGACCCAGATGTTGAAAAAGTTGGTGATGAAGGTTCTGAAGAAACAGGTACCGAAGAATTAGAAATTACTGATTTGGTAAAATCACAACAAAATATTGAAACGAAACAAGAAGAATACTTTAATAACTTATTTAATCAACTTTCTAGTTTAGAAAATAAATTAAGTGATATGGAAGGTATTTTCACAAAGTTAAATGATATTGAAGCTAAGATTGAAAAATATCGTGAAAAAACACCACAAGAAAAACTTGAATTAAGAAGTTTAGATTCAGGACCCTATAATCAAAAACTATCTGATTTCTTTGTTGATAAAGAACAAGATATGGAAAAATCAGGAAAAAATGAATATGTTTTAACTACAGATGAAATAGAAGATTTTACTCCTTCAGAAATTAAAGGTACTTTTAATGACTTTGGAGATGAAACACAATACAAACCTTTGAAATTCTAAAATTTCAAATTTGACTATCACGGCTGACACACTTATACTTGAATATTAACTAATAAATTATACAAACAAAATGGCGACAAATTCCCTAGATGCTGTACTCGCTCAGTATGAAAAAGCGAAAAGCGGAGGTAGCTCTGCAAACAAAATGTCTCAAGAAGACAGAATGAAAAAATATTTTGCGGCAATCTTAACGCAAAATGAAAACTCAGGACAGAAACGTCTTCGTATCTTACCTACACCTGATGGGTCTTCACCCTTCAAAGAAGTATGGTATCACGAAGTACAAGTTGAGGGTAAATGGAATAAAATCTATGACCCAGGAAAGAACGACAATGAGCGTTCACCTTTGACTGAAATTCACGATGAATTAATGTCAACAGGTAAAGAGTCTGACAAAGAACTTGCAAAATCATACAAACCTCGTAAGTTCTATATCGTTAAAGTAATTGACCGTGATAACGAAGCGGACGGAGTTAAGTTCTGGCGTTTTAAACACAATTACAAAAACGAAGGTATCCTTGATAAAATTATTCCTATTTGGAAAGCTAAAGGTGATATCACTGACCCTGTTAACGGACGTGATTTAATCATCGAGTTGGCTAAAGCGAAAACTCCTAAAGGTGCTACCTACACAGTTATCCAAACTGTAATGCATGACGACCCATCACCTGTTCACACAGATACTGAAACTGCTAAGACTTGGACTGAAGACCCACTTACTTGGGCTGATGTTTACTCTAAGAAGCCTGTTGAGTATTTGGAAGCAATCGCTCGTGGAGAGACTCCAAGATGGTCATCTGATTTAGGTAAGTATGTTTATGGTGACAGTACCGCAAACGAAGAAACTATTGGTGGTGGTTCATACAATGACCCACAGGCAGAAGCCGAGCCAGATGGTGATTTACCATTCTAATTTATAAAAGGGTAGGTACAAGTATAGACAAAGTGCCTACCCTTTGTTATTTTTAAACAACAAACAATTTAAATCATAGACATTTATGGCAATAAAGAAAAAAGAATTTTCATTAGATGCAATCAAAGACAAATATTCCACAAAAACAAAATATAAAGAAACAGACTTTTATGAAGTCGGTGAAGCTTTCCATAATAGTTGCGGTATACCTGGTCCTGCTTTGGGTAACATCAATATGTTCCTCGGTCACTCGAACTCTTCAAAAACGACTGCGCTTGTCAAAGCCGCTGTGTCTGCTCAGAAGAAGGGGCATTTGCCTGTTTTCATTATCACCGAGAAAAAATGGAGTTGGGACCACGCAGTGGAACTCGGTTTGGTGGCGGAGATGACCGATGGTGAGTGGGACGGACAGTTCATCTTCAACGACAACTTTGACTACATTGAACAAGTAACTGATTACATTAATGAATTATTAGACGAACAAGAAAAAGGTAATATTCCTTATTCTCTTTGTTTCCTTTGGGATTCAGTTGGTTCAGTACCATGTAAGATGACTTATGATGGTAAGGGTGGTAAACAACACAACGCATCTGTATTGGCGGATAAGATTGGTATGGGTATTCAAGCTCGTATTACTAAATCTCGTAAAGAAGATTACCCATATACAAATACTATGGTGGTAGTTAATCAACCTTGGGTTGAGTTACCTGATAATCCATTCGGACAACCAACAATTAAAGCAAAAGGTGGTGAAGCTCTATGGTTAGCATCAGCTCTTGTGTTCTTATTTGGTAATCAAAAGAATGCTGGTATCAATCACATTACGGCAACTAAAAATGGTAGAACGGTATCTTATGCTATCCGAACCAAAATCTCTGTTCTAAAGAACCATATCAATGGATTAGGGTATAAAGATGGTAAGATTATTGCCACACCACAAGGATATATTGCTGACGATAAAGATGCTCTTGAAACATACAAGAAAGAGTATTCACAATATTGGAACGCAATCCTTTCAGGAACAGGTGAAATAACTCTTGACGAGACTGAAGAAACTTTTACAAACGAACCATTTTAATTTAGTTCGTGAAAAAAACACTACTTGTTGACGGAAACAACCTAATGAAAATTGGGTTTCATGGTGTGAAGGACTACTTCCACAATGGAGAACACATTGGGGCGTTGTATCATTTCATGAATACTTTACGTAAATTCATTAATGAACAAAACTTTGACAAGGTAGTAGTATTTTGGGATGGTGAAGATTCTACGAGTTTACGTGGAATTCTTTACCCCAAATACAAACAAAACCGACGATTGGTTATGGAGGAAGCAATCTTTATGTCCTACCTAAAACAAAAAAATCGTATCAAACAATATTTGGAAGAAGTCTATATTAGACAATTAGAGATTAGTGGAAGAGAAGCTGATGATTTAATTGCTTATTATTGTCAAGTATCTGAAAATGAAGACAAACTTATTTTTTCATCAGACAGAGACTTAACACAACTTATTTCCGAAAACGTGTCAATATACTCACCATCAGTCAAAGCTACGTTTAAACACGGGGATAAGATTAAATTTGATGATTTTGAGTTTCCACACTACAACGTAAAAACTTTAAAGATATTAACTGGTGATAAATCAGATAACATTGAAGGTATCTATCTTTTGGGTGAAAAAACTTTAGTTAAGTTTTTCCCTGAAATACTTGAAAAAGAAGTTTCTTATAACGATATTTTAACAAAGGCTGAAGACTTATTAAAAGAACAAAAAGACAATCAGACTTTAAAAAATCTTTTAACAGGTAAAACCAAATCAGGTATTTTTGAACAAGAATTTTTCCAAGTTAATGAACAGATTGTTGATTTGTCGAATCCACTATTAAGGGATGAAGACAAAGAAGAGATACGATTAGTTGTTACTGAAAAATTAGATATTGAAGGTAGAAGTTATAAGAACTTAATTAAGTATATGGTTGAAGACGGGTTGTTTAAGTACCTACCAAAAGGGGATGATGCGTGGACATACTTCATTCAACCATTTATGAAGTTAACAAGAAAAGAAAAAACAAAAACAAACAAAAAATAAATTAAATTATGAAAGAACAAGACATTACCAAATTGGAATTCTTGATGACGGTAAACAACAACTTTATCGTACAACGTTTTTTTAACGTTAAAGGGTATAACCCAAAGGCTCATAACTCGGCTGAGTTAATTGACATTATGGATGGTTTTATTTCAGATTTGAAACAAAATTTCAAAATGAAAACTGTAAACTACATGTTAGACAATCAATATCAGATTAGTGAAGACCCTGAGGTTTTAAACACATCATTCACTGACGGACCTGAGTCGTTTAACATCTACATCAAAAATG